GGAGTTCCGATACGCAGCATACGAAGACGAGGCGACACACTTAGTCCAGATATCGAGGCGCGGGAAGATGTCCTCAATCTTGCAGTTTTTGAAGAGAGCGAGCTGCTGATCCTGACAGCCTGTGTCATATGCACTCGAGCTGAATACAGGAGCTCCATACAGCTCAACCTCACTCGGGAGATCACAATATCTGTCAACCCAAGTACAGCCTGCTGTAATTCCTGACCAAGCAGGCATACCACTTGCCTTAGCTTCTGCATTGATGGAAGAACCGACCCAGTTTCTGTACTTAAGGACATTCGCGCTGCCGAAGTCTGCCTTGAAGTCTTCCTCAAGGATGACCGCGTCAATACGCTCGCGGATAAATGAGCCAAGATATCCAGAATAATTGGTGCCGTTGTAGGCTCTTGTGATGTTGGTGCTGTTCTTACCTGTGGCTGATGCACTCGTGGGATCTGCTGTCGTTTCAGCATTCCAAGGACAGCGGCCCTTATCTGCTGCACTGGGAGTCCATGATCCCTGCTCATCACCTTTACCTGCCCACAGTCTTGTTGAGCCTTCATGCTTGAAGACAATCACCCTCAGATGATGAGTCACGCCTGCGGGATTGGTCTGTGCATTGGTGGAGTCACCCTTCTGGTACCAACCATCACACTCAGCGACGATATACTTCGTCCCGGATGTAGGGCCTATGATGTAATCACCGGGCCGCACGTTCTTGAAGTTGCCTGCTGCGACCTCAGTCCTCAAGGTACCGTTGAACCAGTCATCCGATATGTTCTTGAAGCGAGGCGGCATACTGTTCGCCATAGCCGCCGAGATCGAAGATCCCGCACTGTAATTGGCTCCTATGTTTTCCAGTGCTGTGAGAATAGCCTGCCCAGTGCTATCTTTTAAAATCGGGCTTGTTACCTGTGACATTCTTTCTTTCCTCCTTTACTCTTCGTAAGTGATACATAATTCACCGCCCACGACTGACAGACCGAGCTTGTTGAACTGGTCGTTCAAGCCCCCGAGAGCTGCTTCGACTGTGGTCTTCTGTGCTCCATCTATCGTCAATGCCGTGTCGAGTGTCTTATTCTGTTTGTTCGTCTTGTTTCCTCCTGCCAAATTGTTGATCGCATTCAGCGCATCCTCGACTGTCGCCTTGCTGACTCCATCGACAGAGATCGGGGAGCTCATGGTCTTGTTCTGGAAGCCTGATGTATCCACGAAGCCTGAGAGCAGGTCAAACTTGAACGTCCCGGATGTAGGCTCACAGATGCCGACGTTATCGCCGACCCTGATGGGCTTGCCTGCTCCCTCGAGGAAGTCTGCTGTCGTTGTTCCTGCATCGGTCATGTTGTACACGTTGCCCTTGTTGGCAGCCACCAGAAGGGCATTGGTGAGCTCTGCACAGGTCTTGGTGCCTGCGGGCTTGTAGGCCGATGATAATGCCGAATCTATGGCATCCTTTACGGCTCCCGCCTCGACAAGGTCTGTGGATCCTGCGGTGACAGAACTCGTCGAATCCTTGCCTGCTGCCGTACCGAGATCACTTGACTTCACAAGCTGATCGGAGCTCGAAGCTCCCGAGGGTATCTTCTCATTGATACCCGATATGGCAGTCCTTGCAGTCGAATCCTCTAAGTCATAGATGGTATTCGTTTTCCTTACCTTTATCTGATCCAAATTTGCCATCGAAAATATCCTCCCTGTTTAAATTAAAAGCATCGTCCCTGATACCTCGCATTCTGCCGCAAGGCCCAAGTCCGATGCTGATTTATTGCCTGCCAGTGTGATGTTGTTTATCTGCGGCCTGTTGTCGAGATCGTTGTAATTACTCGTCCCGGGATCCCCGCCGCCGTGAGAATCGACATATGACTTCACGAATCCAATTATCTCGCCATCTATCATGATATATGCACCTCCTTATACCCAATTCCAAGTGCCGTCGCTCTTACGGAAGGCGATCTCACCATTAGCAGTGACGATGGTCGAACCGGGCTGAATCTTAGCTCCGACAGGAAGATTTTTGAAAGTCGCACCCTCGACCACATCGGTCTTGTCATCTGCGAATGCTTGGATCTGATACTCGTCGATGCCATCTCCGGGCTGTTTTTCCATTTTTGTTACTTCAATCGCCATAATATACCTCCTCTTTTATACTATGAGCATGGTGCCGCTTACCTCGGCCTGCTCTAATGCATTAAGTTTGACCTTATCTTGAGCCGACATCTGGCCCTGTGTGGATGTAGTGGCAGGCTGATTGGCGTCATAGATACCTTGCTCCATATTATTGAGCCTTGCGGCAGTGACCAGTGTTGCCTTGCTCGGCAAGTCCTGCCAGTTTGTTTTTGTGTATCCCATTGTGAACCTCCTATTCATTGTAAAATCTCAGTTTTGTAACTGTACCTGCTATATTCACACAGAATCTCGCAGGATCTCCGCATCGAGCAAGCAAAGTCATTTTAACCGTATGTGTTGTATAGAGCAGAACTCCGTTTTTATACAGCTTTATTATTCCTTGCTCATCGTAATGAATCTTGATTGTCGAATTTCGGAAAAATCCAACATCGGTGATCCCTGTCGATTCAGATAATACCGATGACCACGAGGAAGCATCTTGGAACTTCCAGTACCCATCGCTCTCATAATAAGAAAGGGCAGCGCTATTTTTATTAAACCAAAACATTGTACCATTGCCATATGTATGCTCTATATCATATGAACCTATGGTCATCTCGAAGGTATTTGCATATCTCACTACCCAGCTTGGAACCTCTATTGCATCTCCGAGACTCAAATGAAGGCCTGAACTATCGATTGAAGAATTTCCCCATATCAATTCCCGGCATCCGACAAGATCTTCGACGGTATCGTATAGTGAATTGGTGAAATTCCAATTTGCAACTAAATCCCCGGTATTAAAATTCTCAAAATGGACGCCTGTATTTATAACATAATTTTGAATAACTATACCCCAAGATGTACAGAATACATCATCCACGTCATTTCCGAGGGTAAAAGTAAGCCCTCTTTGATTAGCCTGTGTATTTTTTTCAAGAGTCCCATTGTTTATCAATTTAACTGTAACTAAGACTCTTGCTTTGCCCTCGCTCGCAGTATCAGATGTGTCATAATAATACTGAGGATAAGATTCTCCATCATACTTACTGGTGATTTTAAGTGTAGTAGCTGGCTGGTATCCCAGATAAGCATAAAATGTAATATTATGAAAAGCGCTGCTCAGGCTTGTATAAAATAAGACTGTATTATCAGAAGATGATACTTGGCTCATTATGTAGCTAACGATTTCTTCTATTTTAGATTCCAATAAATCAAGGAAGGCTTCGTAATCTATCCCTCGATTGTAAAAAATCGTCTTATTGATTGCCCATCTTATTGTTTCTTCTATGTCAGCATGGCTCCTTGAATAAATAACTCCAGGCTGATAATCATTATCAAATACGAGCTTCTTGCCCGCATATGGATCCCAAGGATTCCGTGCAGGCCAGAACTGCTGAGCCTTACCATTTACCCCTACATATCCCTTGACGACCTTCTGGGCCTTGCCACCTACACCGACATATATATTTTTTACGGTCTGAGCTTTATCGCCCACACCGACATAAGCCTTCTTGCCCATATATCACCTATGCCTGTTCGTACATGAGATATACATGCCCGGTCGCGAGAGCTGATGTACCGGGAGTCATATCTGCGGTACCATACGATATGAGGCTCTGTAAATCTTGCACCGCTGACGCGATTGAGGTTACATCACCCTCAAGATCATCGATATCGCCCTCCGCTGTATCGACACGACCAGACAAGCCGTCGATATCACCTGATATACCTCCAATGGATGTATCAATATCATCGATACGACCGCCGATGCCCGTGATCTCGTTCTCAATGACCGTGATCTGTTGCTCGACGTTCATTTCGTAGCTCACAGGCTGTACTTCTGGCTGATACTCCGAGCCTGCTGCCTTGTAGGTATCTGTCAACCACTGGATGCCCTTAAGATACCTCGACATCACCGAGAAGCTCATAACGACTGTCTCAGCATGTCCGCTTGAGTAGTCGTACACATAGAAGGTCACTGCATCGCCGCACTCGATGTATGGCAGGCCGACCGTGACAGCCTCGAAGGGAGTGTACACCGCATACTGTACCTTGCCGAAGAGATTCTGTGCGATTGTATTCTTGGTCGCCTGAGTGAGTCCTTGGCACCATATATTACCCTCGACGAGGTACATATTGCCTGATGTACCATAACGACCATATGTCGTGTCAGAGGTACCGTCCCGAACCGTCACGCCTGTTATGGCCGCGAGCTCGTAGTCCTCGAAGGTCACATTCCTGTACTTATCGATGTAATTTGCCTCGCCGTCTGTCGAACATGGATAAGCCTCCCCGGGATAGAACCCCGAAGGATAGGGCAGAACGTCCTGCGATACAGTGATATCCACATACTCAAACACTCCCGAGGCGTTTATCTTCCCGAATACCCCGTTCATCTGGCAGACTGCCCTCAGAGCATCGATGACGGCAAGCTCCCCGTCCTCTATGGTCTGTGGAATGCTCACGCCGTCATTGACGAGCGTTGTGCTCTCCTGAGATATCCCTATAAAACTGAATATTGCATCCCTCAAGGTCTTGATCGTGACCGGGAATGTCAATGCGTCATATGTGTCGAAGAAATTCTTGTCTTGATACTTATACAGGGCATCGTAGCACATGAGCTTCTGGTAGCTCCGATCGCGTACAGTCTCGACCGAGTCAACGTACCCGGTGAAGATCCTGTTCCATGATCCGTTGTCTATCCTTATCGATACCTGTATAGTCTTATTTTTGAGCTGCACACCCTGATTCCTGATCTCGATGCTGAACCTGTTCGATATGCAGCCGATTATAGACAGCTCGCCGTTGCCGTCGAAGATTGCCTCTTCCAGTGATAGCGACTCGCCATAGATCTGACTGTTCAGCACCGTGAGACTAAGCTGTGGAAAATACAGCTTGATCTCTTTGCGGTACTGCCCGGTCATATACTTCTGTTTATCTGAATCTGAGAAATTAAGTGCCATATTAAGGCTCCTCTACTGTTACCTCGAAAACCTCGAAGACATCATCCCACCCGGTACCGCGTTTCCGCACGGGCTCAAAGTCAAGGAACACGTTCCTGCTCGTTTGTAACGAGGCCACAGTGTCATTGTTGGCTTTAAGCTGTACCGGGTATGTATTCGAGCTTGTTTTTACACTCGCAAGGGCCGTCAGGAAGGTCTGCAAGTTTGTCTCGGTCTTGAAGAACATCTGGAACTTGCCCTGTAATTTCCTCGCGACCACATCCCTGTGCTTGACCTGCCCGCCGTCCGTCCATTCCTGATATATATCTTTGAGGTTGACCTGATAGCCCTCGGCGATCACATTATTCGAGTAATCAGTCGTGTTTAACTTAAAAATAACGTCATTTACTGCCATAAGATAACTCCTATTATGCGAATGCGCTCACACCATTGGCCTTGCGGAAGGAATTATTCTCTTTTCGCATCATGCGGAACATATCCTTCGCATCACCCTCAAGAGTGACTCCGCTGTTCTCGATCGCAGTCAAAATCATGGGCAGATATTCCGTGAGGAGCTGCGCAGCTCCATTGTCTGCACCGGGTACGATTACACCGCCCGACATAACGGGTGTCATTGCCTTGGCTGTTTCCTGCATCATCTCGACATCAGGATCCACCATCGCACCCTTGACCATATCATCGACTGCACCGTTTACCGAGTCCGCATTCGCCTCGATACCGACTGCCACACCTTCCGGGATCCACTTACCAACCTCATCAGCGAAGAGCTTCGAGGGTGATCCGATCTTGAAGAATCCCTTCACCGAATCGACGAGCTTGCCGCCAAGCTCTTTGACGTTCTTGACGATGTTGTCCCAGTTTTCCTTGATACCTTTCCAGATACCGTCCACGAGTGCCTTGCCTGCTTCGACCATGTCACTCGCCAGATTGATGATGCCGTTTACAATGGCGACTATGATCTCAGGAAGATGTGCTATCAACTCTGGAAGACTCTCGATGAGTCCCGTCGCCAGTGCGACTATGATCTGAACTGCCGCCTCAAGGAGCTTCGGAGCGTTTTCTACAAGGCCCTCGACGATAGCGACTATTATCTCGGGCAGCCTTTCTATGAGCTGTGGAAGGGCTTCGACAAGTCCCTCAGCCAGTCCGACGATAATTGCAATGGCTGCGTCGATGAGCATGTCTATATTCTCGATGAGTGTATCCACTATGGTGAGCATCGTGTCCACGATCGTGGGTATGAGCTCCGGGAGCGATTCTGCGATACCGTTCGCGAGCTCTACAATTACCTGCAAGCCGACCTCCACAAGCTGTGGTAGTAATTCGATGAGGTTTGAGCCTATCTGACCGACTACCTCGACAAGTGTAGGTAATAGCTCCGGGATCGCGTCGAGGATACCCTGTGCGAGTGTGGTTATGAGCTCAGGAGCCACTTCCAGAAGAGCTTCTGCAAGGATACTGAATCCCTCGACAAGCCTTGGCATTGCTTCGCTGATATTGCTCACGATGCCTTCAATGCCTGCCGTGATCTTTTCCTTGGCCCCTTCCTCGCCGACTACCAGTGAGGCCAAGCCGTCCATCACCGATGTGAACGACGGGAGCATCTCACTCATGACCGAATTCTTAACGCCAGTGAAGGAAGTCTGTAAATCCTGCAATGAGTCTTGGAAGGCTGCCGAATTCTTGACAGCTTCGTCGGACATAACACCGCCGAGCTCATGCACCCGGTCACGCATGGCCTGAGTGTCCTCTGCTGATGTATTCAGAAGGGCACCAAGCTCTGTCGCACCTTTTCCGAGGAGCTTACCTGCAAGATATGTCCTCTGGGTGTCATCTTCGACGTTCTGCAAGCCTGCGATCGTAGCCTCGAAGATCTGCTGCTGATTCATATTCTTAAGGTCATTCTCGGTGATACCAAGCTCCTTGAATGCCTTGTTGTTTGTCTCTGCGGCATTGGCGAGTGTCTTCATGGATGACTTCATCGTATCCATGCTCGTGCCGCTGTGTTGCATGACTGCATCCCACTCTTGGTAGGCTTCCGCAGTCAGCCCCATCTTCTGGGACATCTTGTCGATATGATCGCCATATGAAGCGACGCCTGCTGCCGCACCAGTCAGAGCAGTGCCTGCTCCGATGGCGGCTGTGCCTATTCCTGCTATGGCAGCGGCCCCGGTCTTAAGCACTCCACCCATTGCAGAGCTGAACTTGCCACCCGCTGACTTACCTGCACTGGTAGCTTCGCCGCCCAGCACATTGGACAGGCTCCCGCTTAGACCTTCCGCTGATGGAACTATCTGCACATATGCTTTTGCCAATTCTGTTGCCATATCTTATACCCCGAATAATTCAGCCCGCTTGCGCTCGTATGCTTCGATAGAGTCGAAGTGCTGATACTCCGACACATCCTCTTGAATGCCTTCGAGTGCTTTCAATACTGACTTGGGCTTATTTATACCTTGCATACCGTCTTCTGTCCTTGCCCAGATCAGGAGCGATAATCTATCAACTAACCCCGCAAGCATCATCTGTTCAAGAGAGAGCCTGCGTTCTGTAATTTTCCTCTTAATTCGGCTGTTTTCTGACAAGCCAGAGGCGAGAGTTGCCACCAACTGCGGTGACAGCTCTCGATAGCTCAGAACATGATACGATTCAGCCAAATCACATATTAGTGAATCCTCGTCGAGATGGATTATCCCGCCGAGGACGACGAGTTTTTTATTTCTTTCGCTGTGGTGATGATCTCTGTTATAAGGTCAGTCACCTGTTTTGACGGCACGAAGCCTTCGTTTTTATCCGCGATATGCTTTTCCAGTGCATTAGCCTTATCTCCGAGTATTAGCTTCATGAGATTTCTTGCGCCGCGGATCTGCTCTGATGCGTCGTCAGATTCAGACATACCGATGGCATCCACAAGACGCCAGTCGCTCAATATGCGCTCATCTATTGCGAACTCAAAGCCGCTCTTTGTCTTACCTTCAATCATGTTCTACCTCTGCCTTTCTGCCCTTGTTAGGTCGTAACGACGGGCCTCTTCTTGATATACTCGTAATGAGTGTTTCCGCTCGTGTCAGGAATACCAGTGATCGTGAGATCGTATGCTGCGAGATCCTTCGACGAATAAACTGTGTCGCCTCTCTCGGAGATCTTGCCGTCCGGGATGACTGTCCTCTTCATGGTGTCATCGTTCATGATGAGATCGATAACCCATACATAAGGTGTGGGCTCGTCACCATTACTCTTGACCTCAAGACCATTCGTCAGATCGCCCGATACATTGCTCTCGCCATATACCGTCGCAAGAACGTCCTTGTTAAGCACCTCAATGAACTTAACCTTGAACTTGTCTGTATGATCGGTCTGAATGGTGAGAACCGTGTCGCCGCCGAATGCCTTCTTGTCTTCGGATGTCTTGTTATCGCTGTTGGTGATACCATCCTCGGATACATATCCAAGACAGGTGAACACCGCAGGATCCAGAACACTGTCTGCCGTATTCGGAAGAGTAGTGCCCTTGGGTGCGCGATATATCGACCCGGAAGGAGTAGGCTTTGCGGCTGATGTATAATTCGCTGTCTGTGACATAATCTTCACTCCTTAATAATGTGTGATGTCGAAGACCGCCTGATACCGCGGCTTCTTGGTTGCTTTGTCTGTATAGTTATAATCGCTATTCAATTCCACCTTGGTGACTTCCTTAAGTGCGACAGCACCTTGCATGGCCTGCTTAACGGCCTCGTTCAGTGTCATCGCTTCCAGAAGTGACTTGCCGTAGCTCTGAACTGCGAATGTTGACCCATAAAGACGGTCATTCTGTCGTGAGCCTGTCTTTTCGATAAACACAAAAGAGTCAGGCATTCCTTGCCTGATCTCGTTCGTCACCTTCGTGGGGCTTAATGCTGTTTTGAGATAGTTGAGTATTACTAATTCGATCATCAGTACACCGCCTTCAATAATCCATTGTCCTCGGACGCTTCGTCATAGCTTGCAATAACCGACACATTACATCGATTCTGCCCGACATAGCCTGATAACTCAGTCTCGCCGCCGTAGTTGTTTCTGATGCCTTCTGCGCGACTCATAAGAACGCTCATCATCTCATCAGAACGAAGCAGCTCCCGGACTCCTTCACTGTTCAGCTCAATACGAACCTCATTAGCCATCGTATCTCTCCACAAATACCTTTTTATGCCATGAGAGCGGGATATTGGCCTCGATGCCTTCCTGCTCCGCGTAACAATGGAAGGTCTTACCAAAGAATGTGACCGTATTCTCGAGCCACACATGCGTGTCACCTTTCGGGATCCCGAGCGTGTACAATTCCTTGGTACCTTCGAGCCTTGAGTTGTCGATAAGGTCATCTGCTGTGGTAGGAGCCACAAGCACGTTGTTTACGGTCGCATCATCCGTCTTATAGACGGGATTGCCTGCCGCATCATCAGATATCTTCGTCCTGACGTGCAGAACGACATCCATTCCCTTAATTTTGCCCATAGAACTCGATCACCCCATATCTCTGTCGCTTGATTCCGAGTCTCTTAAGGTCATTCCTCATGATCGCATTGGACATGCCGCCGCCCGGGACCGCATAGGTCCCGCTCCATGAATAGCCAAGGCCCGCCTGTGACTCCTGTGTCATAGGATCGCCGTCCGTTGACTGCCTCATGATCCTCGCAACAACATCGACTGTTACCATCTTCGCAACAGATGCAAGAGAGGTATCAGCTGCAATCATCGCATCGAGATTCTGACCGACTCTGACAGCTTCCTCGCGAAGAGCATCACATACGAGCGGGATCAAGTTGCCTGCTCTGGTCTGCTCGTCGTTTGATAAGGGCCGCCATAGATCAATTACATCTTGTACTGTTGCAAAATCGCTCATTTTTTAACCGCCTTCTTAACCGTCTTCTTAGGAGCTGTCTCTTCTGCTTCCTTGGTTTCTGCCTTAACCTTGGCAGCAGGCGCGGGAGATATCTTCTCCCACACCTTGTCACTGCCGAATTCAGAAGGAATCTCGATGATCGCTCCTGTTAATTTGTTACGATATACGTTCATTAGGTCGTGATGACAGGAGTGCCATCCTTGCAAACAAGGCAGAATGCGTTCGGATCAAGGATGCCCCAACCTACCCATGCTTCTGAACGAAGGAGAACCTGATTGGCCTGCTTAAGATCGTAAGAACCGCCGTCAGGATTACCATATTCGATAACCTCAAGAGGAATGTTCTCAGCGATGCCCCACTTAAATGCTGTGAAATCACCTACGAGAGCACGGTCGTTAGATCCAGAAGCTGAACCAACAGTGATGTTGGCATCAGTCGGGATGCCGCCAAGATTTCCAACTCCACCAAACTGGAAGTCAGGATACTTAGCACCGTTGTTAGTTGTCATAGCACCGATCGCGCCTCTCATAAGAGGAGAGAGGATAATTCCTGTGGGTGCATATTCGTTATTCTCAAGAACTCCGATTGCACTCTCAAGGTCTGCATCAGGTGTCGAAGAGTTGTAAACGACTGCTGTTGCTGCGCAAACATAATCGAAGTAGTTGTTTCCGATCGTGCCTGCTGCCAGATTGCCGGTACGAGGATCGATACCATGTATTGCCATCTTATCGATACCTGCTGCGAGCTTCTTTGCGAATCCATCTGCGAACTCGCTGAGGTACTGTAACCTCTTTTCCTCTGATGCCTTTATGAACTCATCAGATACACGGCTCTGATATACGACCTTGATGGGCTTTACTGTTACGGGTGCGATGGTAGCATCGCCTGCGGGCTTAGGGCCGTTCTCACCAACTATCGATATATCGTTATCGAAGTTGAATGTGAAGTAGTCCTTACCTGTGAAAGGAACTGCGTCCTGTCCTGACATCTTAGCAAGGGAAGAGTGACCTTTTACCTTGCTGAACATTTTTGTCTCAAGCTCTTTCGGGAAGAGTGTGCTCATGCTTACTGCTGACATAATTATTCTCCTTTACTGTTTCATCAAATCCCGCGACATCTGACGCAGTGCTGCATCTTCCGTCGCCTTTTGCGTGTTCTGGATACTTGGCTCGGGAGTCGCGAGGGGAGTCGTCTTGACGTTGACAAGTCCCTTCAACGCTTCCGCGTTCTTCCGTATCTCTGCTTCATCTGAACCCTGTATGAAGTTGACAGCCTCGAAAGATAACCCAAGCTCGTGCGCGATCTGCGTTTTTACCGAGTGCAGCTCGTATTCTTTGATCTTCGCGTCCTTTTCTGCGAGGGTGTTGTCGAATGTTGTCTTCTCTTCCTTGGCAGTGTTCAATGCCTGAGTTAATTCACTGATCTGCTTCTGGAAGTCGCCCGACTGTGTCTCGAGCTTCTTGGTGAGCTCACTGATCTGGCTCTCATACTTTGCCTTCTCACGCTCAAGCCTGCCCTTGATCGCTGAGTCGAACTGTTCCTGTGTTTCGATTACTTTGAATTCTTCACTCATGACTAATCCTTTCCCACGTTACCGCCGTGTATGCGTAATTTTTTGTATTAAAAAAGCACCCGGTATCGGATGCTTTAATAATTGATTGATTGTTTTTTCTTCTCCTTATACTCGTTTGCTATCCAGTGAGCCAAGATGACACTGTCGAGCAGTGCGATCTCCGTGTCGGGTGTCAATGATTTATAACCGAACCCGCCGTTTGACCCGATCGCTCGCTTCTCACAATTTGTCGCGGAGCATACGAGAGAGGGCTGCGCCTTGTGGCATATGCTCGCCGCCTCAAGGGCCCGCTCGAAGAGAGCATTCGCGACTATAATCTCGCCAACCTTCGGAAGGATTGGCTTTGTCTTGATCCGAGCGTCCTTCATGGCTTCCTCGAGGAGCTTCTGACCGTTCGCTCCATCGACGACTACACCGCCGAGATCTGTCATCTGCTGCATAATGGATATCATCCACTCATTGCCAACCCTGGCGGGCCTGCAATCGATACACTCGACGAAGATCCTGCCGTCTGTGGTCTTGAATGCGATCGACATCGCCGCATTGGCTCCATCGATGCCGTATTTGATACCGAGGAACTTCTTACTTGACCTCTCGGGCACCTTCTCGACCTCAAGTGCGAGCCATTCGGCCTCTGTGATGACTGACTTCTGATTATATTTTATCCACAGGCCAAGCCTCTGAATGTTGTAATCGATCTCGTCGGTCTTGTCTTCGGCCTTAATCTTACGCTCATTGAGCTGATAGCCCATCGCAGGATTGCATCTGTACCACAGATCCACGTCATTGACATCGGACATCTGGTCAACCGACCACTCAGCCCATCCGACCTCGTCCGCGGATCCGAGAAGACATGATTCCCGGAGCTTCGGGAAGATTGTCCCCTTAGACACCGCAGTCGGAGGTGTCCCGCAGAGGATGATCTGCGGATTCGGGCTGTCAGATACAACATACTGCAATGTGCTCTGCTGATCGTCTGTGTATTCCTGCGCCTCATCTATGATTAGAAGGTCAAACCCCTCGCCGAGCCCTCCCGCAGAAGTCCTTGTTCGGAAATCTACTGAACCACCCGTGTCGAGGAGCGTGATCCTTTCCAACCCGAATTGTTTTGAGTAGGTATATGCATTGACATAGACCTCATTTTTTTTAGGTCTTAATATCTCCTCATATCCCTTAGCTTTGAGCAGTGCTGCAAGCCTCTTGGATGCCGAGCTTGATGTCGTCGTCCTGTGGGCCGTATGCAGTATATGCTCGCCGATTGAGAGCCCGTACAGCTCCCTGATGGTCAGAATCTCGCCCTTACCATTCCTTCGGGGAACTGAATACCCATATTTTGGATGTACCCACAAGCCGTCCTCATTGGTCGCCAGTATGTTGTCGATCAATAAGGTCTGCCAGTCTTGCGGCTCTCGTCCTGTTTCACTGTAAAGCACAAGGGCCTCGGGCCCTTTTGAGTCTGTATAAGGGAGCACGACGGAGTGCGTGGGAGTCTGATTACCAATTCTGGTAGCCATACTCCTTAACCTCCTTTATGCTCTTACGAATGCATGACCTCTGGCCTGCATCTTGCCTGATGTACCCTTGCCTCTGATTTCTAATTCACACTTACAGCCTTCGTGTCGTGCGAATGCCTCATTGACTTGGGCTTCGTAATAACCGTCATACATGCCTGCCCGGTCATGGCACCATTCACAGGCTGTCGATTCGGCCCGTCGAATGACCACAACACCCACGCCCGAATTATCAAAGAACTCGGCATTCTTTTCGACATGATAATCGCCAAAATGATTGACCAGATTCTTTATCGGCTCGACAAAATAATCGACATTGTCCGCAAAAAAACCGTCAGTCAGAAGATCTATGATGCCATCGACCCGCTCCATCTGAATAGGTGGCCTCACTGGCTTGATCCCGAGTCCCATTCTGGCATTATTGGCTGCCTGTATCTCGTCAGCCACATCAGATACCATCTTATGAGCCTCTTTTATAGGCGGGATCATGGTCTTCTGTGCTATGTTGTAGTAGAATGTGCCGTCAGGCATCGCATCAGGTGTCAGAACCTCGACAAAAGACTTCGAGAGGGCCTTGCCTATCTTCTCACTGCAAGGAGTGATGGATTTAATAGTCCCATCCCGGGCCCTCTTGAGCATATCGGCTTTATTGACGCCTGCTGCCTTCAAATTTCTTTTAAATGCCTTCTGAACCTTATCCAGAAGAGCAGGAGCAATATCTTCTGCCATATATTACCTCCTTAAATCCCTGTAAGATTCTTGAGCTTTGATTCTGTAATATAATCGGGGAATGCCTGCTGTAATTTTATGAAGGCATCGCCGATCCCGGAGAGCGTCGCCGCATCGGGCTCGAATAATGGCAGCCATCTCGGCACACTCTGATATATCTCTTTACGTTTGTATGGCATTTTATCCCGGACACAGGCTGACAGGTATCCAACATTGAGGAAGCCTGTACCGAATGTCCGCTGTGCTTTTCTTGCGAGCAGTCTCAGATTCTCATGACTGGCCCTGATCGCGTCCGCGCTTGCAGGATTATCTGTCTCAAATCCGAGATCACCAACCGTCAAGCCTGTCTCACCTGCGAATGCTGATGCATACATCTTGAGCTGTTCATGATGAGGAGTCATGCTTGCAGTCTGGAACTGTCCAAGGATAGGATGCTCGCCCTCGTCGTCCTTCGTAAACTGTAACATCGACGAGATTGTCGCTTTCCATGTATCGAGAGGCTCTGCATCTTGGCTGATTCCGACAACATACTTCTGAGGGAATGCATAGAATTCAGCCGATACCTCTGCTCTGGTGATAGTATTCCGTGCTTTATCCATGAGATCCATGCTCGCACGGCTTATCCTTGAGTGACCGAAGGGCCTCTTTGCATCGGGCCTGTATATAATCGGCACCAGAAGAGGATATGGGGCAGTATTAGAGAATGCCTCATCCGTAATCTTCCAAGCACCCTTAGTGATGATATGAGTCTCGCCTGCAATGAAGTATGCCTCGGTCAGAGGATTGTCATATTCGTCGCGCTCGAGCACTGCATAGCCTTCTGTGAGCATATTTGTGATGGGATCTATTATCCCGGTCGCATTATATCCATCGATGACCTGTAATCTCGGAAAGCCGTCCTCGTCTTCTGAGATATAAACGAAGTCGCAGGCCGAGATCAGAGCTCCGAGGATAGCATTATCGAAGAGGATGTCCTTGTTGTTCTGGTCGAATATGCTGTTCATGTCGAAGTAATCTGTCTCAGGCTCGAAGCCATTGAAGGCCAAGCGATCTGCCAGAGCATCGACTGACTTCGCACACCATCCGAGGATGCTCTTGTATGACTCCTTGAGCTCCTTGGGAATGAGTGGAGATGGATCCTGCGCGAGCCACTTCATCTCATAGTATTGATACCGTTTTATGATGCGTGTCTGCTTGATAACCAGTTTTGCTCTGAGATAATCAATGCCTTTGTACGATGCCATTGTTTACACTCCTTTTAAATGCATATCTGCGAGATATTTTCCGC